CGGACTATTGGTGTTGTGAATATGTAATCTGCCATTGTTCTCCCTTAATGAACTTACTGATGAGGCTAGGTTTCCCTAGCCCCACCCGTCAATCAACTAAGCGATTGATGAACCTGATTCGATTCGATATAGAGCCTCTTCACGGTAGCGTGCAAAGCCAAGAACGCCATACCAACCCATTGGGCGATGACGCATCAACTTGTCAACTACTGGTCCGATTACTACATGTGGCTCTTCAGCAACTGCCTCAGCCAATGCTTGCTGTCCAGCAATAATTGTGCGGTAGTTACGTGCTGAAGAAGCACCATCGGTTGCATTGTAAAGACGTGCAGACTCTACGAAGTATGCACCTTCGTATGTTCCGATTTCTCCTGCCCAGATGCGGTCTTGTGCAGAACCGTATTGGTTAGGAAGAAGCCATCCTGCAGAGCCTGTCTCAGCACGAAGGTCGTGTGAAACTTCTGGGTGGATACCAGCCCAGTATAGGCTTCCCTTGCGAGCAATAGACTTGTTAGCACGCAACTTAGCAACAGCCTTGCGGATGTTTGCTGAAGATAGTGTTGCTGCTGCAGTAATTGTCGCAGTAGATGTTGCTGTTGAACCTGAGTAAATTACGTTGGTTCCTTGACGAAGTGTATTCATTGCAACCTGGTCGATAGAATCTGCAAGGTTGAACGCAATGATGTTTGCAATTGCAGGGTCTACATCGGCAAGTGAGAACAACTCAAGTGCACGAGTTACCAACACTGAGTTACCATACTCGTTAAGAGTAATAGTTACTGAGGTTGGTGTAGACATCGCTACTGCATCTGGGTCAGCATCTTCTGTGAGTGCTGAAGTTGCTGCTGAAAGGTCAACATAACGTTGTAGAACAACTGTTGAACCTGGGATTGATTGTTTTGCGGGACGCTTATCTGCGACAGAACGAATTAGGGGTTCTGAGCGGAGAGCGAACTCAAGAAGACGGTCATACGCCTTCTGGACTAGACCTGCTGCACCAGCGGTTCCTCCAAGAGAGGAAGACCCTGTAGATACGTAGGAGTTAGCCATTTTTTCACCTCCAAGTGAATTAGGAAACTATGATTAGTTTTGTGAGTTCAGGAAAGCAATCAACTCTTCCGCACTCTGTGCGTTATCGAGTCTTGCATTTAAATCCTGTGCTCGTTCAGGGGTCATAGCATTTTGAGTAATTACGTCTTGTTGACGTAGCGCCGCAAGGTCAATGTTTGTTTGCTCTTTATTCTGACCATTGTCAGATACTTGCAAGCCAAACAAGTCTGCGTTATCATCGAGCCAATTATTAACTGACTCCTCGTTAACGTCATCCAAATCCTTAAGGATTAGTCTTACTGCTTTTGCGTTGACGCCCTTTTTTTCTAGGACTTCTTTGACGGTTCTCTCACGCTGCACCTTGGATAAACCCTCAAGTTGCTCTGTAAGTTCTTTGATACGTTTCTCATCAGCACGCTTGGCTTTGCGTAACTTCTTTAACAAGTCACCGCCATCGTTTGAGTAAGTGTCTGTATCATCGATGTCGTCATCTTCATCGTCCCAGTTTATGTTGTTGCTCATAGCAACCACCCTTTCTATTCGTTGATTAGTCGCAAGCCACAGTTCTATTCGGGGAAATAGGCTGGCTCTTGCTCCCAGACTTATACGCTGCGTGGGGCTGGTAGGTCCACGTCAGGAATTTTTAGTATTGTCCTGCTGATGAAGTTCTGTTTAAGTAACCAGATGCATAAGCGCCCTTAGAAGCACCAGATGCACCAAGGAATCTATTCTGTTCACGGGCTGCTAAGTCTGCTAACTTACGCTGTTCAGAGGCTAAGCCCTTTAGGTAGGCTCCTTCTGCTTCTGCTTGTGTATAGGCATCACCCTCAAGTTCGCCAAGTTTCATAGCAGTTGGTAGGACAGAAGCAACCTTTTGATATCCTGTATTGGCTGTTGCTTCAGTTACTCCAAGTGCTGCTAACTCTTCGGCACTAAGAACATTGGTAACAAGTCCTTGACGGCTTGCAGCAGAACCAATCTGTGCTGCTTGAACCTTAGTTGTCAATCTTGTTTCTGTTTCCTTAGGGTCTAAGAAGTATGAAACTAAATCTTTATCAGTTACTGATGGGTAATATGTCTGGAAAGTTTTAAGAATATCTGGGCGATTATTAACTTCTTCAACCGCCATCTGAATTCTTTTCTTTACCTCGGTAGGCGCAATATCTGCGCCAATAAATGTAGCAAGTTTTGCCTGTTGGTTTTCTCTTGATGAACCAAGGACGCCACTAACACCGTAAGCAGCAAAGGCTTCTTGCATTTGGTTTTCTAGTTGTAGGTAAACATCTTCACTATAAACATTCTTACCTGCAGCACGGCGTGCTTCATTACCAGCAAAACGTGTTTGATATTGCTTGGTATTGCGAAGTTTTAAAGTTGCCTCTGCCGATGGGGTGCCAGTAAGGATTAAGTCTTTAACTGTTTTAGCCAAATCACCTAGCCCATATTTAGTAAACTCTGATTCAAGAATTGCATAAGCAGAACCACGTTCTAATCTTAAACGCTCTGCCTCTTGTGCTGCCTGTAAATCTGCTGCATATCTAGTGGCTGCAGCCCCAGCATTTGCTGCTGCTAGCGCTGCTGCTGCTGCATCTGCTGCTGCTTTATTCGCAGCATTAGCATCATTTGTAGATACCCATGTATTAACAAATGCCTGTAATTCTTCTGCACTATTAAACTTATATGTTTGACCAGTGTTAGGGTCAGTCCAACTGTATGTTTTAAAACCTTCAATAGTAACTGTGCCGTCACTCCAAGTAACAGTTTCTGTTCCATCTGGATTCTTAACACGAGATTTTTCTGTTTTAGTTGTTACTGTTGAAGTAGTTGGATTAGTAGTAGTTGTTGTAGTAGTAGCAGTAGTTGTTGTTGGTGTGCTAGTAACAGTAGTTCCAGTAAATCCAGAGGCTGCATTAATGCCAGCAAGGGTTGTTGTATTTACACCTGAGCCAGCAGCAAATGGATTGCCACCGCCTGTAACACCACCTGCATAGGTATTACCAGATGTTGAAGTTTTATTTACTACAGGTACTGTAATCTTTTGACCAATAGAAATTTTATTAAGATTAGTAATCTGTGGGTTTGCAGCAGCAATGGCAGCAACGCTAGTATTATTAGCCTTTGCAATTGCAGATATTGTATCGCCCTTTTTTACGGGTACTTTTTTATCAGCCATTATTATCCCTGCAATCCAAAGTCACGTAAAATTGATAGCGCAAAATTACCGACCTTCTCGTGGGCTTCATCTGTCATTTCCCAATCTGGGTGCTGCATAGCAGCCATATCCATTTCCCAGAGTGTCTTTAGTTCCCCTTTATCATTGAACATATTTTTTTGGAACCAAGGGTCCTTCATTGTCATATTAGCCTTCTGTAGTTTTGTGCCAATACGAGTAACATATGGTTGGTATACATCAGATATTGTTAATCCTTGACGCATCAAGTTTCTAACAGATTCAGGCTGACCAATCATTGCCTTTGTTTCAATTTCTTTTTTAATAGCAGCAAGGCTATCGCCAGCATCTAGGCGTTTCATCCAGCCAGTAATATCCTCTTGAGCAAAATCTTTTTCTAACTCAAATCCCTGCTTAACTGCATAAGATTTAATATCCTCAATGTTTTCAGCAATATTGCCTGTTGGCTTTAAAGGATTAAATTTAATCTTTGTATTTAAAAAACGACCAATATAGGCTGTGTTCTTTTCATTTGCTGAGTCATAAAGTTCTTTAGCCCAAGTATCAAGTTCAGCCTCAGTATATGCAATACCTTTGGTTGTAAGTTGTGCTGCAAGACTTGCCTTAGCAGTGTCAAGACCACGGGCATAATCAGTATTCTGAGTAGCCTCTTTTACTTTCTTTGCATAGTCTGGGTCGGTAGGACTAATGTCTTTAACTAGCGCTTCGTATTGACGCTTAGAAAAACCACGAGCCTGAATGGTCTGACCATTCTTGATATACCACTGAGTGCTAGTAAGTTCCTTAGCAAACTGGTCTGCTGTCTTTTTCTTATTTACCGCATCAGTTAGAAATTGCTTTAACTCTGGGTCACTAATAAAGATAGTGTCAATATAGCCATATAGTTCTTTGGCTTTGGCTAAAATTTCTTCAAAGGTTAATTTTGGAGCCATTAATTAACACCTATCGTTCTCTTGAATATATCGTAGTAACTAAGGATTTGGTTAGCCTTAGCCTCATCCTTTTCAGCAATCTGTTCAATTAAATACTGTTCTGTATCAAGACCAGTTTTAGTTGTGCGTGACTTCATATCGCCTTCAATGTCCCTAGTTGTGCTAATGACATTTGGATTCTTTCCCTGTTCCTTCTGGAGCAAAGGACGAAGTTCAGCCAATTCTTTTTCATCTGGCTCACGACCCATTAACTTTTTATAAATAGCAATAATGTTTTTATCTGCTTCAGTTCTACCCATGACAACAGCATCTGTGTATGTCTTGGTAGTGCTTCCAGCGCCACGAGTAGCAGTAAGGAACTCATCCATAGTTTCAAATTCCTTGATACCATAGAACTGATAGTTCTTTAATTGCTTAATTGTAAAGTCAGATGCTGCTCTATCTAAAGCGCCAGTAATTAACTTATCAGCCTGACTAGCAGGAATCTTATTGCTAGTTAAATATCCAGATTGATACAGTTTATTAATTAAGGCTTGCTTGCTTCCATACTGCTTTACAAGTTGAGCCTCGTATTTATCACGGGCTACATCTGAAGTTTCAAGGGCTACGCCTTTATCCTGTGATGGCGCAGCAATTACAGAAGGAATTCTTTCATCTCTTTTTGTAGCAGGTTCTACGTAGATATAACCTTGGCTAACAACTGGGTCACCCTTTGGGTTAAGAGTATTGGGTGATGACCACTGCATAACTGGACCACCAGGGGCTTCACTAATTCTTGCAGTTGCTAGTAGATTTGCTACAGACTGCTCATCAGTAAGAACTGTCTTACCAGTATTAGGGTCAACACCAGGCTTAGGCTTTGGATTTCTAATCTCAGCAGCCTCAGAACGAAGAGTAGCAGCAAGTGCTGCGTTACCTGTATCTTCGGCTAAGTCAGCCTCTTTTTCTTTAGCCTTTGCTCTAGCCTCACGAGTGCTTAAATCTTTTTGTTCTTTTTCTGTAGCCTTTTTTGTTTCAACTGCACTTTTAGCAGCAGTTAATTCTTTTTGAACAGTCTTATATTGAGCATCAAATTCATCATACTTCTTTTTAGCAGCGTCATAGTTAGCCATACCTCTACTAGATGAACGCATAATCTGAAGTTGTTCATCACGGGCTCTAACAATATAACTTAACTGTGCTTGTATTTCGTAAACTGGTCTCTGTCTTGCCACGCTTATACCGCCGCTCTATAAGTATCTCGTGAGTAATACTTTAATATTGAATTAAAGATTGCTCTTGCTGCTTCTTTAACCGCTGGGTCTTCTGACGCCAACTGATTGATGATGT